CGACGGGGAGACGGACGACGACGGACTGACCGACGACGACGGGCTGACCGACGGGGATTCCGACGCCGACGGCGACCGCGAACTCGACGGACTGACCGACGGGCTCTCCGACGCCGACGGGGAGACGGACGACGACGGACTGACCGACGACGACGGGCTGACCGACGGGGATTCCGACGCCGACGGCGACCGCGAACTCGACGGACTGACCGACGGGCTCTCCGACGCCGACGGCGAGACGGACGACGACGGACTGACCGACGACGACGGCGACACGGACGGGGATGCCGACGCCGACGGCGAGACGGACGACGACGGGCTGACCGACGGGCTCTCCGACGCCGACGGGGAGACCGACGACGACGGGCTGACCGACGGGGACGCCGAGGCTGACGGGGACACCGACGACGACGGACTGACCGACGACGACGGCGACACGGACGGGGACGCCGAGGCGGACGGCGACACCGACGACGACGGCGAGACCGACGGCGAGACCGACGACGACGGCGACACCGATGATGACGGCGACACGGACGGGGAGGCCGACGCGGACGGCGACACCGACGATGACGGGGACACCGACGACGACGGCGACACGGACGGCGACGTCGACGACGACGGTGACACCGAGGACGAGGGGGAGACCGACGGCGACTCAGACGCTGAGGGCGAGACCGAGGACGAGGGGGAGACCGACGACGACGGCGACACGGACGGCGACGTCGACGACGACGGCGACACCGAGGACGACGGCGACACCGACGGCGAGGCTGACGCAGACGGCGACACCGACGATGACGGCGAGACCGACGACGAGGGGGAGACCGACGGCGAGACCGATGACGACGGCGACACCGACGATGACGGCGAGACCGACGGCGAGACCGACGCCGATGGCGAGACCGACGATGACGGGGACACCGACGGAGACGCTGACGCTGAGGGCGAGACCGACGACGAGGGCGAGACCGAGGACGACGGCGAGACTGAGGGCGACGTCGACGACGACGGCGAGACCGAGGACGACGGCGAGACCGACGGCGACTCAGACGCTGAGGGCGAGACCGAGGACGAGGGGGAAACGCTCGCGGACGAAACGCCACTTGTCGACCACACCGGAGGACGGCGTGGTAACCGAAATGTGCGTCTGCGTCGGAATATGGCCACCGCTTACACCAACGCCGTCTTATTGATCAGACGTCGCGCAATGGTTACAATTCTTCCACGAAGAACGTGAATTCCCCCGTCATGTCATCGGCCAATGTCGTCTCTTGGCGGAGCAGTAGATACTCCCCTTGTGTCGCGATCGGCCGGAGTTCTTCGGGAATCCACCGCTCCCACGGGGACGCACGGTTATTCCAGCCAAGCTCCTCCATGATGGTGCTCGTGCCGTTGGTTGTTGCGACCGTGGTGCTGTTCGCCGTCGCCGTGAACCCCGCAGCCGCGACGTCTGCCGTGCCTGGCCGATTCGCGACCGGCGTCACCGCCGTGCCGCCAGTGATCGTGACCGTGGCGGTCATGTGCCGGAGCGTCAAGCGCAGCCCTTCCTCGGCGGCATCACCCACCTCTGTGGACTGTCCAAGAATCCACCCGGCGAGGCGGATCGGTTTATCATCGGCAGGCGTCAACGCCATGTAGTCGGTGTCTGCGCCTGCGTTAGTGATGGTGCCTGTGTAGGGAACGCGATACATGCGAGCCATTTAACGATACCTCCGTCTGTATTCAAATCTCTGATTACGCGCGAATGGCCAAGGGGGCGACGAGATATTCGTCCAGTCTACGTTACCCCAGACAGCACTCCAACGGATCAAGCGTGTGTTGGTGTTCGTATCAATCGCAGCGGCAGTTACGCCATTGAGGTACGCCTTCGTGAGAGGCTTTGGTGTTGCTTCCCAGGTCGTTTCTCGTGAGATCAGCTGCCACACATATTTCCACCCATTCAGGTTCCACTCTGTGTCCGCGCTATCGAGCAAGTTATTCGACGCGTCGCGCAGGCGCAAGAGTGCAGTTCGGGACGTCGACGCATCTCCACCGCCGTAAACGCCGAGCATAATTGCGTTAATCCTGGCACCGTCCATCATGTCACTTGGCATCTGTGTGAGATTCCATCGGTCTTCAAGGTCCTGCGTCTTGCTGGTCGTACTGACGTAGGTGGTCGTGTCCGTGCCGCCGATCTCATCAACTTCAGATGCGTGACCCGCAGCTGTAGAAGTCCAGTTAATCGTTGCTGTGTCTGAGACCGGCCGTATGTTCGTAACTTGCCCTGGGCCGATCCAAGAATTGTTGATCGATCCTGTTGTATCATTCATGGCTAGATCATCGGCAACAAGGGCCACGCCGGGGTCCCCGTGGAGTTTCTCCGCAATGCCCGTTAGTGTAGCGGTCGACGAATCAATCTCTAACACGCCGTCGAGCTTCAGTTGTGCGATGGCTGTGCCTGTTCCGCTAACCCAGTGATACTCAAAAAGAACCCATCCGGAGGTAGGAATCTTACCAACGGAAGTGCCGACCACGCTGGCGTCGTCGTTCACGACTGAAACAGTCCGGTCGGCATTCATTCTGACATGCGAGTGATCATCAACATTATAGAATAGCCATGTGGCGGCTGGCGTGCCGGTAACAACCAGGTAACATCGAAAGTAATTACCGGAGAGGCAGGTTACTCTCAGATTGCTCGCTCGTATCGCATAGGTTCCGGTTCTTACAGGACTGGTGACGATGGTGCTAAAAAAGATGTCGAACCCCTCCAGTTGCGCCGTATTGCCCTCTTCAAACCCAGTTTGTGCAACGCGTGCCACTGGTCAGCTCCTCCGCACCGCTCGAAACTCCACCACGTAGTCGTAGGCCACTTCCCGATCCCGCTGCCATCCAGCCGGTGTCGGGGTCTGCGCCGAGTACTGGATCTTCGCCACGATGAGGCTGGCGCTGGGCGAGGACACCTGCATATTGCTTCCTTCGCTCACGCCGAAGAAATTCAGCAGCACATCTGTCGTCACAGTCGTGGCGTCATCGTAGACGCCTAGATTACTCGTCTGCGGCGGTCGCAGCGGCGTGCCGGTCATGTAGGTCGTCGTTTGTGTCACATCCCATAGCGCCATGATTCACTCCTCTGTTGGATAGGGCGACCCCAGGCCGCCGCCTACACGTACACCGTCTCGCTCAAACCAATAACTACACGGCGTCCCGACGATCTGTGCCGGTCGCGTCGGAAACGCCTGACACGTCTCTGGACGATCCTGATAGATCCCGCACCGCTCTGTCACCTTCGCCCCCTGAAACTCCGGACATACCGCACGCATCCACACCGTCCGTCGCGCCATCACCGGAATTCCCTCGCGATGGTCCAGCACAAACCCGCGTAGTCGGTAGTAACGCGGGTCGCTCACGCCCTTCGGATTCTCCACCTGCGCGACGGTTTTCCCCTCATACTCGCAGCACCAGCCGCAGTGGTTGCACTCGCCATGACGCGTAGCATGTCGTGTCTCCACCTATGGAACCTGCTGGTAGACACGGCAAGTGATGACTTTGCTGCCGTCAACGTAATCGGTCACGGCCGGTCCAGCGACCATAGTCATCGGCTTGACGGCGGTGATGCTCACGCCACGGCCCTCAGTTCAGCGTATCGCCGAATCGCGCGTCGATAGGCCGGTCCGCCGCGTCCGCCACGATCCGGATGATGCTTCACGATCTGCCGGCGGACCTCGGCAATCTCGCGTTGCGTGCGCGCATGGACGAGCGTGGCCCACTTGGCGCGTCCTCGACCACGGGCAATGCAGGCGCGACAGTATCGCTTCCCCTGCTTCATCAACGAGTTCGCAGTCGTCCACCGATGTCCGCGGCGGCACATCATCGAACGCTCTGCGAGTACTAGACGCTTGGCGTGAAGGGAGGCCAGGCCCTCGGCCGAGATGCCCGTCGGCCATTTCTGTCGGCGAGCCTCCCACACCTGTCTCATGCGGAGCGACGCGAACGACTCGTTTGTGGCAAGCGCGGAGCCGTCTAGGCCGGCCGCTCGGCGTTTCACCTCGTGCTTCCGTCGCTTACGGCAAGTCACACAAAGACGCGCACCACGATGATGGTTGGCCGACTGGACCCACGTCCCATGGGTCTCGAACAGGTGGCCGTGTTTACAGTGCGTCTTCAGCATCACTTGCAGTCCAGCAGCGCGATGACGCTCGTCTGCGTCACCATCCCCGTCTTCGTCCAGACGACATAGAACTGGTACGTCCCTGCGCTCAGTGTCGTCGACCGCGTATAGGGCGACGTCGCATCGGCCGTGCCCACGCTCGTCCCAGACCCGCGCCGAAACTGCGCCTTCCAGCCGCCAGACGCATCCGGCGGGTCTGCCGTGAGCACGACAGTGCACGTCTTGACGGCCATCACGGCGGTGACCAGAAGCGGTGCGGGTGTCGGCGTCGGCGTGGGGGTCGGCGTGGGGGTCGGCGTGGGGGTCGGCGTGGGCGTCGGGGTCGGGGTCGGCGTAGGCACGGGGCACACAGGATCCGCCGCCCCCACTGCTGTCCAGCTCCCGTACGTCGTTGTCCCACCGATGCCGGCAAACGGCGGCCGCTCATTCCAGCGATACCACTGCAGCTTCGCTGGCCGCGCGTCATACGCATGGACGACGCCAGCAACCAGCATCAGCTTCGTGCCCGACGCGCCGCCGATGTCTCCACCGCCTGGAATCGAATATGCGCCATCGCGCAACGTCCAGGTCGAAGAAATCGCCCAACTGTGCAGTAGTGCATCGACAATCGCTGGCGAATTGCCATTCACAGCAATAACCTGCGTGCAATCTGGCGACTGGCCTGGAACCGGCGTCGGGGTGGGCGTGGGCGTGGGGGTCGGCGTCGGCGTGGGGGTGGGCGTGGGTGTGGGGGTCGGCGTCGGCAATGGCGTGCCCAATCCGACGACGCTCTGTGCGCTGGACGTCGCGACCAGTCCATCGGACCGGCGAGTCGACACGGCGGTCACGTTGTAGACGAGTGGCGGGAGGTCGGCAAAACTCACGGTCACCTGTGGCGCGGGCAGCGTCACGTTCGTCAAGGTGAAGGTCTGCGACGGGGAGCCGGTCCTCGTCGCGGTGGCGGTAACATCGTAGACGCCAGCCGCACAGGTCGAGGCGTCCCATGTCACGGGCGTCGGTGCGAACAGTGTCATGGCAGCCGCACCAGCCACATACCCGCCGAGCAGGCCAACGAGCAACCCCAATACAGACTTCATCACCGCCTCCTTTTGACCCTTACGGGGTAACGATGACGGTCAGCACCCGCTGCGACGACGACCCGGATTTGGCGCGAGCGGTGAGGGTGAACGTCGTCGTCGAGGTCAACACCAGCGAGACGCTCCCGGTGCTCGGGACGTTGCCGACCTGCGGGTCAATCCGCACTGTGGTCGAATCTCCGCCGACGACATCCCAGCGCAGCACGGCGAACGTGCCACCCTTGATCGTCAAGGCGTCGGCGGAGAAACTCGAGATGATCGGCGCATCAGTCGGCGACGTGGACGAACACGCGGGGAGTACGAGCACAAACGCGAGCGCGAGTAGTAAGCCTTTCATCTGATCCTCCTTAGCTGTCGTGCTTGTGACGATCTTCGATGCGCTGGCTGGCATGGGCGCTGGCCGCATCAGCCGCCGCTTCCCATGCCGCGAAGTGCGACGCTAATGCCGCCGCGTCCATCGGATTGCCAATCCCGTCATGGATCGCCAACTGTCCGGCCGCGTGACTGGCTCGCATCTTCTGGATGGCCCCGACGCCCATGATGCCGAGCTTGATGAGCGCCTCGATCGTGGCGAAACTTGCCATCAGACTCCTCCTGCCGCAGTGACGCCCCGCAGCGTATACCGTAAGATGTTGGCCAAGAGCGACAACCGCGTATTGCCCGATTGCACCATCCGATCCACGATCGGCACAATGACATCGAGTGCGGCGCGAACGGCGCTCTTGATCGACACGTCCGTCATCAATTGCCGAAGCGTCCGGATCGCCACGCGAACCTTGGCATCGGTGCGCGTCGGCACGGACCCGCAGACGCGGACCACGAGGACCGACGGGGCATCGTCGCCCAACGCCTGTTTGATCGCGCAGTCGATCCCGTCCTTCACCGCGGTCGGCAACGGCAGCGTATCGGCCACCGCCGCCGCCTCGTCAATCAACCCGATCGCCACGGTGAAGTCGTCCACAAACTCCGCCGTCCTGACCCGGAGATTCGAGGTCAGCACCTGCCCCGGCTTCCAGGACAGCGTGGAGCAGGCCGGCGCCGCCAACCCCACCAGCAACCCCAGTGCCACCACCCACATCCCAATCCCGGTCTTCTTCCTCATCCCTGCTCCTTCACCTGCCCCGGTGTCTGTTCCTGAAAAAACTCCGCGAATCGTCCCTTCGTCACACCCCAGCCTGGCACACCGTCTGCTTCGATCCAGCCCCGGCAACTGCGTGCATTCCGGAACTCGGCCGGTGACCAGCGCGAGGGGGTCAACGAGCCCGGGAGTCGAATGTCGACGTTCGGGACCGTCGACTGCCACACGGCTGAGGGCACATCATCCACCCGTTGGGGGCGCCCATGTGATCCGGGCTCAAACCCCATCTGATGCGGGTATTTCCCCCCGGCCGCGGCAATCCGCCGAAGCCGCTCTCGATAATGCCGAATCAACAGTCCCCGATCGGCACACAACCCACTGGTTTGCTTGGTGACGTAGGTCACCGCCCGACCCGTGAGCGCATCCACGCGCCAGACGGCCTGGTTGTAGTAGTAAGTATCCCGCCGAAGTGGGGTAAACGTGAAGTGACTCGCGCTGTAAAGGACGTCATGTTCGCAAAAGAAGACGACATCGGTCGTCTGGGCCTCAAGCGCGGTCAAAATCTCGTGAAACATGGTCTCGTAGCCCCGCGGCCGCGGGAGGGTGATGACCGTGGCCTCTGGCCAGACGAATGGCGCCAACCCCACGGCCACAATCGGCAGACCGGCACACGCCCGGACGAGTTGCCGCTGAACCCCCTGCATCAGGTCTGGATCGAGTCGGCTATCGGTGTAGTAGATGAGGCCTTTCGAGGGCGTCGTCGCCCAGGTGGACGGCCACGTGATCGGGGGCAGGGGGATGTCGAGGACGGGCGCGATGGAGGCCGACAGTTGCGGGGTGATCGGTTCCGGATCCTCCAGATCGGCGCGTTCGCGCGCGCGTTGCGCCTCGGTGTCCGCCCCGGTCTCGGGTGTCGTCCAATCGGGCACCGGCGCGAACTTCTCAATCATCCACGACAACGGCCGGATGGCCTGGGGCCAGCGTCCGTCAAGCCATAAGGATTTGGAATGTTTTCGGGCCCGGTCGACCGCGCTCCCGGACAAGGGGTAGGGAAACCCGAAATCTCCGCCCTGCGTCCGAAACATATGCCCAAACCACGTCCGTTTATTGCAGACCAGCCGGCCCCCGGACAGCCAGGACTTACAGGCGATCTCCGTGCCCATCTGGCCCCAACTGCCGTGTCCTTCATCGAGTCCGCCAATCTCCCAGTAGCGGTGGGCGGAGACAAACCAACACGCCCCGAGACAACTCATGACGTCGAGGAACTCGACCTGATTCTCCGGTCGATTTTTGTACTCGCCCCAATACTGGAAGTGCAGGTTCCGATCGAAGCGCCAGGAGACCGTCAGGCGTGATTGGCGGATCTTCCAGATGACCTCACGATGGTGCGGCAGCCCTTGGCATTTCGGGCACGCCGTCGGCGTGGGGCCCTGATAGGTCCGTTCCTGACAGGTGTCGCAGATCCAGTCGAAACAATGCAGGTTGTACTGGGCTGGCACTTGAATTGTCTTCGGTCCCAACGTCTCGGCACACCGGATCAACACATCATCGAATCCCGGCGCCACATTACAGTGCGCATCGAGTTTCATCAGGTACGGGGCCTGTGAGAGTTTCGCCGCCAGATTGGTCGCCGCCCGCTGGCCAATCGAGACGGGCTGATAGACGACATGAACGCGTGAATGTTTCGCGATCGGGTCCTCCGGCCACGCCCCGTCCAAGACGACGATCACCTCGGTGTCGCGCGTCGCATGCGCCAGGACATCCGTAATCGTCTGGTTCAGCCAGCGTTCATTGCGCGAGGGAATGAGCACGCTCAACTCAGCCATGAACCTGTCTCCACAAGTCGGGGGCCGAACCCCAATAGGGATGGTCCACAAACAGCGTATCGCCCATTTCGGTTCGCCGCTTCCCGCCCAGGCTGGTGAAGTGATTGACCGTGACGGGTGGCGCGTCTGGCGTCTCGACATAGGACCAGGGCACGGGCGGGAGTTTAAGGAGCGTATTACACCGGCCGGGTTCGCCGTAGTACTTGAACCAGGCGGGCGCCGGCACGGTATCCCGATCCTTTTTGTGCCAGACACAGGTGGGGTACTTGGCGTGACGTCTGGCGAGATCGTCTCGAAGCGCCTGTGTCTCGGTAATGCACGTAAACATGCCCGTCCGGCGACGATACCGAAACGTGTCCTGTTCGAGCCAGAGCCGGCTGATGTTGTACGTGAATTCCCCGGGGTTCGGGCGCGTCTCGAAATGGGCCGGGGTGTACAGGCTGTCGTCTTCGACACAGGCCACATAGGGCGTCTCGATGACGGCGGCCCCGATGGCGATTTGTTGATAGATCGCCCAGACCGAGCGGCCTAAGGTTTGTCCCACGACGATATTGCGGCCGAAGTCGATCGGCTCATGCGTCACACTGACGATCGGCCAAGCGGGGTCTTTGATCGACAATAAATGCGCGCGGACGCGGGTCGCGAACCCCTCTGGAATCACGTTGCACGAGTAGTACAGCAGCGTGAGGTCAGCAGGCATGGGGCGCCACGAAGGGACTGGACCAGGCACGCCAACAGCCGCCCACCTGTTCCGCATGTGTGACATGATCGCGGTACACTTTTTTAGACACCGGACTTTTACTGTTGTCGGGGCGTGGATGGTCCCGATGCCGGCCGTGCACATCATTCAGGAAACAGGGCTGCACCCCGATGCGCTCGAGACACGTGCCAAACCACTTATCCTCGTAGCCGGGCTCAATGAACGACTCGTCGAATCCGCCGACGGCGAGAAAATGCTCACGACGGACGGCGCCCAGAAAGAACAGGAGTCGCCGTTTGTGCGGACCGGTATAGAGATCGAGAGGCCGGCCCTCGGCGTCGACGTTCGTGACCGTCGCCAGGACACACGTATCGTGATCTTCTTGCAGGCGAGAGACGAGGGTGGTGATGGCTTGACCGTCATGCTCCACGTCGTCCGACTGGAGGATCAGAATCGACCCCATGGACCGCTGCACGGACACATTGCGCGCGACCGCGGGATTCCGGTACCGGGTCGGGGCCAGCGATACACTTGGGGGGAATCCATACTGCGCCACAACGACGGATACGGCTTGGGGATCGTCCGACCCGTCATCCACCACAATGACCTCGTACGGGAACGGCACCACTTGCCGCACGATACTGCGGAGGGTGCGGTCGAGTACCGCGGGCCGGTTATACGTGGCGATGATGATCGACGCCAGCGGCGTCATCGGGGGCCTTTCAGATCATCGAGTTTCTCTTCCCAGTTGTCCGGCCAACCCGGAATCGGCCAAAACTGTTCGATCACGGCCTTGAAGGCCGGTCGATGCTGGTACACCCAAGTCTCGAACGAATAGCGATAACAGGCGTCGGACACGTCCTTGTCGATCCGATAGCCGCGGCCATGTTTTTTTCCCTTAAACAGATGGGCATACCACGTATCTTTGACGACCATCACCCGACCGCCCTGTGTCCAGGTCGTGAGGCCCAGTTCCTCCGCTTCCTGTTGCGGGAGACCCTGATAGCCGGGATCCTCGAGAAACCGATGCGCGCGAAAATGTTCCGCCGGCATGAACCAACACGATCCCTGAAAGGTGAGGGTCGGATCGACTGTGATCGCCAGCCGACGCTGCGTGCGATCGACCCAGTGAAACCCGTGCAAGCCTGGTGGATCAAACTTCTTCGGCCAAATAAAATACTCGTAGTCGACCGGCCCCTCCTCCAGCCTCGGCGTCCAGGCCTCTTCATTCAACCGATAGCGACGGGGGATCACGATCGTCTGCGGACCACAGGCGTTGGCGAGTACCTGGTCGAGACCCTGTTGGACGAGACAGTGGGCATCCAATTTCATGAGAAAGTCGCCGCGGGCGGCCTTGGAGGCTGTCGCCAGGGCGGTGCGCATCCCCACGGGTGTGGGGTACGTCACATAGGTCACGCGGGGGTCGATCACCGAGAGGGTAGGGGCGTACCCATCCAGGATGACAATGATTTCGATCGGCAGGACGGCCTTCGCGAGCACGTCCGCGATCGTCCGATCGAGGAAGACTTCCTCCCGAGACGGAATCAGGACGCTGACGACCGGCGTCATACGAAGTTCACGTTTTTGATCGGCTTGATCGCCTCGGCCATGACGCGGTTCTTCTCGTTGAACTGGCAGCGCGGACACCCGTGCGCGTCGAAGGCATCAAAGTCCTTGTGCGTCTGGGTATCCTTCCAGAGATCGTAGAAGCGCCGGTCGATGAGCGACCCCAGGAACCCACGGGGGTGATAGGCCAAGTTGCAACAGCGGTAGACGCTTTGGTCGCCACCGATATAGGTCGTGAGGCGCTGCACGCCGCAGGCGGTGTAGTCGGGATGCGCGAGCTCGAGATCGCTGAGGCGGTCGCCGAACATGTTGATCACCTGAAATGTCTCAGTCGCGAGCTGTTCGGCCTGCGCGCAGGCGTGCGCGGCGTCGACATGGAAGTCCTTGAAGTAGTCCGCATCGTCTGATTGGAAGACGGCGCTGATGCGGATGTTGTCGACACAGAGATCCTTGGCGAGTTGGGTCGCCTGGACGACTTCTCTCCAATTTTCCTTGGTCACGACGAACCCGACGCCAATGACGAGCCGAGCCCTCGGCGTGTCATCGCGCATCTTCACGGCCATCCCGATATGGTTGAAGACCTGGGTCCAATGCTGGCGTGGCGCCCGACGCATGGCGCAATAGGTCTCCGCCGTGCCGGCGTCAATCGAGAACCGCACCCAGTTGTCCCCGCCCGCCAGGAGGGGCTCGAGAATCGCCGGCGTGACGGCCACCCCATTCGTGACCAGCGCCAGATCGAAGGCGCACGCCTCGCCATACCGCAGGAAGCGGTCGAGGTCTTTGTGGAGGCACGGCTCGCCGCCCCCGGTGAACTGAATCGCTTTGACGCCAAGACGGGCACAATCACTGAGGATCTCGATGACCTTATCGGTGGGGATCTGCCGGTTCGGATTGTTGTTCCGGCGCCCCGCTTCCTCGACGCCGAAGAGGGTATTCGTGGTGTAGCCCTCTTGGCGATACGCACAGTTGTGGACGACGATGCCGTTGGCCTCGAACGCCTCAACGGGGTCGCAGCTTACGTTGTAGACGCGAACAGGTCCGTGGATACGTCGTACCGAAGTAACTGGTCGTAATTCCAAGCCCCGCTCCAACGCGAGTCCTGCGATACGAAGTCCTGAATCGCCGCAAGTAGCGCGTTCGGAATGCGGCATCGGTGGTCCCGCTTCCAGACCACCAACACCTGCACGCGTGACGCTACAACAGGTTTCCCGCATCCGCACTCGCACAACGGCGGAATCCCCTGTGTGGATTCGACCGATTTCCTTCCAGCCATCCTGCGTCAGTACCGGGTGTTCAGGGGAGGCAACGATGCGACAACCTCCGGCGACAAGTTCAACCACTTCCTCCACGTCGCGTACCGAAGTCTCCCGCGTCCTCGTTGCTTGCCCGTCGGGTCCGTAAATGGTGTCGCCACCTTTGATCTCCTCTATACGCCTGTCCCCTGATGGCGTAGAGACCATTGTACCAACTGCCATGCAGAACCCGCAGTTTTGTTGGCACAAATCTGACACGATGAGCTGCACATGCAGCGGCGCCACGTGTTGGCCGACCCGCAGCATCGCCAGCCGGTCTTGGTGGGCGTAGAACTTCATGGCGGAATACGGGGAACTCATGCCAGCACCTGCTTCCAGAATTGCCCCACCAACGTCGGCCAATGGAACCGCTTCACCGCGTCGGCCCGCTCGGCCGTCGTCACCGTGGGCACCCGCAACCCGAACACGTAGATGAGATCCGTCACGATGTCGGCCCGGAACGCCCGTTCGGGCACGTAGCGCGCGAGGCTGCCATACCAGTGCGTGTAGTGGGGGACGTCGAACAGAATCGGCCGAGCGCCGCACAGGAGCCCTTCGACGGCCGGCATCTCGAACCCTTCCGTCCGCCGCAGCCCCGAGACCCACTGGCACTGGCGGTAGTAAGTCGCGAGCGTCTGGTCGTCGATATTCATGGCACACGTGAGCCACTCCCGCCCGAGATCTGGGCCGAGATGGAAGACCTTTCCGCCGCGTACCTGTGCTGCCAAGGCCACCTCGCGCACACTCTCGGTCATCCAGGAGAACCCGGTCGTACAGGCCAGGAAGGGGCGCGGATGCGGCTGGACCTGGGGGGTGAAGATCGTGTCATCGGCCCCATAGGGGGCGTAGTAGAACGGCATCCCCCTAATGTCGTGGGCACCGAAGCCATCGACCTCCAGTGCGGCCGCCAAATCGTAGGAGCACCACACGGCCGCGGCATCGCGCCAGAGCGGAGCCCAGTCGCGCGTGTGGCTGGCCTTGGTCGACCGCAGGGCGTATTGGATGATCGCGTAGCGCCGGCCTTCGGCCTTCAGTTGGGCAATGCGTCGGGTCACGTGGCCGATCCGCCCGATGACGTGGAGGACGATGAGCTCGGCCTGGGCATCGTCGGTGACGACATCGACGCCGGCTGGAACGTAGCGGGCCACGGCGTCACCGATACGGGCGAGACCACGAGACTGATGCGGTTGGGGTTGGACATAGACCTTCATGTCCCTCCTATCGTGAGCCCAGATGTCGCCAATGAACACCAGCTCATATGAGAATGCACCATCCCACACGAGGGACACGTCGATCCCGCACGATACGATTCTCTGGCACGAGCATCGTCACGAACTTCTTCGAGCACCCCGATCAACATGGCGAGATTGATCGGCCCTCGCATGATCATGTCCAAGCACATCTGTAGTTCGCTTGACACCGGCATCGTACACCGGGAATCGTAGATATCCCCCACCACGACCGCTCGCCACTCAATCACCGGCTTCAGCGTTGTTGAATTCTCCACTACCAGCCTCGATGCGGGAACTTCTCCGCCTCTTTCACGAAGAACCACGTGGGTTCCCGCTCTTCGGTCACGAACCACTCCGTCACGTGATGCGCCGTGGTGTACGCCACGACGGCCTCTTGAACCCCAGCCCAGTTGTGCGCCTCATGGCCAAACTCATAGAAGTCGTGACCAGCAATGACGCCATCCTGTCGCACTCGCTTGGCCCATTCCAGAATGTCCATCATGACGTAGTCAAACGTATGGTTCCCGTCGATATAGCAGAAGTCGAGACTTTCCATCTCAACATCTTTCACCGCGTCCATGCTCTTGGCCTGGCGCAATTTGACGCCGAATCCAGCCAGTCGCGCTTTCGCCTTTTCCAGATTGCCCGACTGCTGCTCCTGCCCGCCACCACGGGAGTTGCCTTTGTAGCGGATCCACGGGTCGACGCCGATGAGTTCCAAGCCGGCAATGCCGTGACACAGTAAGAGCGCGTGTCGACCATCGGCCACGCCGACTTCCACCCCTTTGGTCAGCGCGGCCTGATTGAGCAGACGGATCAGGTCGGTTCGCCCAAACTGGTTGAGGATCACGGGCGAGGGTTTAGCGGTGGGATTCAGCGTCTGGTGAAAGAGGTCGTATGTCGTCATTGTGTGATCCACTCTGCATAGCGGACACCGTGGTGACCGGTGGCCAGGATGGTAAACGCGCGCCAGATCTCGGCCTCGGTCCACACCGTCCCGGTGTGGAGGATCACGAGGCGGTCGTCCTCGGGGAAGGCGGTCCGCGGCCAATAGCCCGTACAGATCGCCACCAGTTGCTGGAGATCCAGTCTGGCGTGGAGGACGGCGAGTTGCGACATCGCCAGGGTTTCGGTGTGGGCGTCACTGGAGACGAGGACGGAGGTCGTCATCGCACGAGATCGGAGAAGTCGTGGGTGCGCCAGTCGTCAGGCCAGGTTGGAATCGGCCAAAATTTCTCGATGAGCCAATCGATGTCATGGACCCGATCGGGCCAGCGATTATTCATCCAGAGGTCGGCGCTGTACTGCACCCCCCGCTCCCAACTCGACCGGCTGACCTTGTAACCACGGCCGTACGTTTTGCCCTTGTGGAGGTGCGCGTACCAGGTGCGCTTGTTCGTTTTGCACGCCCCGCCACCCAGCCATGTTTTCCCGCCGATTTCCTGGTACTCCTGGATGAAATCGCCATACCCATCGGTCGACAAGCCCTGCAAGCGATCGGTCCAATGCGACGTGTGCATGAACCAACACGATCCTTGACTGCTCATGTCGTCATCGACTAGGACATCGGCCCGGGCGTGTTGCCGCTCGCGCCACCACCGGCCATGCAACCCCACGTGGGCCGGGTCGATATACGGCCAACTCAAATAGTGGTAGTCAATGTGCGGGCGATCGGCCGCAATGCACCACGCGATCGGATCGAGCGCATACCGGCGTGGCACGACGACCCAATTCGGTTCGATATCGGCGATGAGCACGGTATCAAAGCCCTGGGCCATGAGGACGTGTCCATCAATTTTCATCAGATAGTCGCCGGTGGCGACCGCGGCCGCCGCATTGATGGCTTCGCGCATGCCCACCGCGAGAGGTTTCACGACCAGCGTCACTCGGCTGTCCGTCGTCAGGGGGACTTCCGCCTGGTAAAGCGCGGCGACCTCGGCGTCGGTGTACCCATCGAGGGTGACGATGACTTCAATCTCCCCGTCGGCTTTCGTGAGGAGATTATTGACGGTGGGAATGAGGAAGCGCTCGTGACGGCAGGGAATAATGATTGACACGCTCATACCATGTCTCCTCGATGAGGCCCGATCACATCGGGTTACGTACCGGCGAGTTCTTGTAACATAAACTCGCGAATCTCGATGACGATCCCGCGAGCTATCTTAGCACTACTGACGATGAGATTCGCCTCCTCGGTGCCGACGGATCCATCGAGGACGGGCGTCCCGGTCTTCGTCATCGCGCGAAACCACGTCACCGTCCCCTCGGCCTCCGCCGACGCGGTGAGGGTCGCGGACACGGACGCCTTCCCCTGCTTGGCGGGTGTGAACGCGACGCCCTGGAGTGGGAGAGTCGCGAGGCGGATTTGGGTCGTCACCGCGACGTCGGCCGACGCCGGTTGGGGTCGGGTGTACAACTGGAGGGTGCCCCCATCCAACAAGGCTGCCAAGGCATCAACCTTGGCGTTCAGCGCGACCGTCGCATAGTGAGGGGTGAGGGACATTAGCGTTTGTCGTGGCTGCTACGTGGCTTGACCGGCGGCTTCTTGATCGATTCCGCAGGCAGGTTGATGTCCTTGCCCCAATTCGCCGCACGAGGCCGCATGGCCATCGCCCGATCGTCATCTGACGATGACAGAGGGCGCAGTAGGAAGTTGCCAAACTCGCGCTTATCCCGATCCGTCGCCGGATCACTGACGCGAGCGCCCTCACCAAAAATTCTCCGGTGCGACGTCATGTCCTCACGATGCCTGTATGCCCCGCCCCGACTGTCAACCCTCAGATTGCTCGACTCGATGTCGACCGGCATCGTCGTCTGTGGTCGAGTATGCCCCGTGGGCACCAGTTTACCTCCCACGTTGCTCATGGGGACGATGTCCTCATCCACGCGCGTCCGCGAGGCGTTCCGCTGCTGCTTGTGCTTCAGGTAGTCCTGATATTCGTCATCGTCCAAGTGGACGGCGTGGAAGTTCTTCGGCTTCCCGGCGGACGGAGGGGCGGTCTTCTTCTCTGGTGCTGACGACGTCGGCGTCTGGGCATCCCAGTGGGGCCGAGTGGTGTTCCTGACCTGTGCGGCTTCCTGCGGGGGCGGCGTGGACGTGGTCTCTTGTTCCCGATCGTCGAAGGCTTTGTAGGCCATGACTATTCCTCCACAATAGCGGTGATCAACCCATTCGCATCCCGTTCGATCCGTTGCCGACGGGGTGGTTTCGATGCCGGGGTCGCGGCGGCGGCCGACGTGTGGGCCTGGGCGTCGCGGGACGTCTGCGCTTGTGCGTCGGCCCGATCGCGGTCCTGCTGGTAATTCGACTGCGCCGTCTCGTGATGGATCTTCGCCAGGTCATGCGCTTGTGTGAGCAGGAGGTCGATGCGGTCCACTTCCGCCTTCAGGGCGACCATTTGTTGGTCTTGGGCCGCTTTGTCGTGGAGTTTGGTCATCTCGATCTTGGCGTCGAGGGCCGCGATCCGCTCCTTGGAGGCGATTTCTTCACGTTTGATGGCGGTGATGGATTGCTGTTCGACCTGTTTGCTCTCAATGATGCGGGTCGCGTTGGACAATTGCTCAGACACGTCCGTCAACTGGGCTTGCATTGCCTCGATCTGCTGTTGCACTTCTGGCGGCACCGGCGGTGGGCCCCCTTCGGCTTCGTCGAGGAACTGTGGCGGCACCATTTTGTGTAAGCGGGCCGCGGCGGCTTTCGAGCCAGCCCAGTCCATGTTCTTGACGATCAGATCGCCGAGGACGGGAAACGCGGCGGGATAGACCTGGATGAATTCGTTCAAGGACCGCGACGCTTCCTGCCGTTTCGTGGCGTAGGACGGGCCGACGGCGAAGGTCACATCGTACCGGCCCACGGAGAGGTCGTAGATGCCCTCGACGCCCGGGATCTCCGTGGGCAGGTCGGTGGCGCCGGCGTGGACGAGCACGGTTTTCTTGGTGTCGTCGTTGCCGAGGATGCGAATGATGCGCGGGGCATCGTAATAGGACGGAATCAGATCGACCAACATTTTGCCGGTGGCGCGAATCGCCCGTCCCAGATTGTCCAGGAAGTTGGAGTTCGCCAGTTCGCCTTGTTCTTTGAGGGCGGTGATGGCTTTCCCGGATTGTTGCGGCCCGCGCTGCCCGAGCGACGGATCGAAGAGGCCGGTGGTGGCTTTGAGGTCGTTATCGGCTTGGCGAATGGCCTGGACGATGGCGACAATCGGGGGCTCGGCGGAAATGCGCTGGGGGAGCCCGACGGGTTTGCCGGCCACATCGAAGGCATTGACTTCGAGGTAGGGGAAGCGACGGCGATTCGCCTGGAGCCACTTCTTTTCGTGGCCCTCGAATTGCCCCGCATAGCCGACCCACTGACTGAGTGGCGCGAGCGAGAGGACTTCGGCCAGCGCACTATTCTGGAAGTTGTAGAGCCGTTGCGGGTCTTTGGCGTCCCGGACCATGCCGCGGTAGTCGACTTTCCCGTTAATGTCGATTTCATCGCCGATGACGGGGATGATCGGAATCCACTGGCCGGGCCACACCCGCCCATCCGTCAAGTCCTCATTCCCCTCCAGGACTTCGACGGCATTGATGATCGCCATTTTGATCTGCTTGGTCCGGACGGTCCGACGGGTCTTCTCGACGATTTTGCCTTGGAGCGACGCCGGCATCGTCTGGAACGCGTCGAGCGTGAGCACTTCTTCGTGGCCGTCCAGGCTGATCAAGACAATGACGTCATCGGTCCATTCGGTCCACCAGTATTCGGCGATCCGGATTTTGCCTGGGGAGACCCAATCGACGAGGTCGGCCCCGGGGCTCGTGAAGTTCGTGAGGCTCGCGAGTTTCGAGTCGGGATATTTCGCGAGATAGAGGTCGCGATCGAGATCTTCCACCACGAACGCCATGGTCGCGTCCATATAGTCGAGTTCTTGCACGGCGGTGTCCATGTAGACCATGAACGGATTGCGGACGCGTTTGATGCGGAGTTCTTGGGTAAAACTAAAATTGTCGGTGTACTCGGCCACGATGCGCCAGTAGCCGCGTCCGATCGTGGCTTGGTGGTCGCCCGCGGTCGAGTACGCGACTTGCGCATCGCTCTGGTTCTCGATATTGCGGATGATGCCTTGGAAGACTTCGGCCGTGTCGCCATCCGCTTTATCGTCGACGGGCAGGACTTCGATGGCGAGGTTCGCGGCGCGTTGGGCATTCGTCACTTGGCGAATGAACTGGCCCAGTCGATTGATCGTCAGACGCGGGCGCCCGTCGCTGTCGCGATCGGTGATCGATTGGGCATCCCACTGTTCCGAGGCTCGGAAGTGCAGGTCATCGAGTTGGTTGACGCGCAGGGTCGCTTCCGCGTCGGCAATTTTTCGGAACTGCGTCCCGGCCCGGCTCAGGAGGTCCGCGACCTGGGTCACGGCGGTGGCGGTGGTGCGGCCTTCTTCCGTCTCGCGTGCGACCGTGACGGTGATATCGCTCATGCGATCGAGGTCTTGGTGGTGATGGGCAGGCGTTCGAGGACGTCCGTCGCCCACGCGTGTTTGAAGCGGTCGAAGATCCAGTGGAGATCGTCGGACTCGAACGCGTGCGGGGCGTAGAACGTCGAGGCTTCGCGGACGAACTTGGCGGAGCCCCCCATCGCGATCCGGGTCCGGGTGTCCGCGTCGGCGACCGACCAGAGGGTGTGGAACGCCGCCGTCCGCCAATGCTCGCGGCTGATCTGGTTCGCCGCAGCCAGGGCCGGCGACACGGGAACGACGACAGTTTTCGGTGACGCAGCCATCGGGCTCATGTGGTTGCGGGGGCGGGATTTGAACCCACGACCTTCCGGGTATGAGCCGGATGTTCTACCGGGCTGAACTACCCCGCGGCCGGTGTTACGCGCACGCGCCTTTGGTGGTCGCGATGGCCTTGATCGTCTTGGTGGACGTTTTGGCACCGGTCGTGGCGCCTTTGCCTGTGTGTTTCATGGGACTCCTCGTTCGGGTTACGACATGAGACGACCGGGCCGACCGGGCACGGGCGGCGGACTCATCGGCGGACTCGCCGGTGGACCCATCGGCGTGAGCGGCAGCGGCGGGCCCTCGGGGCCCAGGCCCTCTGCCGCCTCGGGCGCGACGTCGGGCGCGGCGGCGGTGAAATGGTCATTGAGGAACGGTTCGAGCGCATCGACGTTGGGGAAGGCGAAGGTCTTGCCGTCCATGCCCATCGCGAGGTCTTTGGTCTTGAGGAACACGCGGGCGACGATCGCGCCGTTTTCGGCGGGCTCGAGTTCAATCCGTCGGACATCGGAGATCGTCGGGCCCGCGGGCGTCGGGGGGCCGGCGCGGCCGGGGTCTTTCGGGGCGGTCACGGCGACTTGGCGGTCGTCCGTTTCGGCCATGTCTTCGACGATACCAGGCGTGGGGGGCATGTCTCTCGTCTCCTCGTTAGCGCATCCACGCCGTCGCGGCGTGGTGCTCGCCGTACTCCAAGGCCGTCTCGGTGACGGGCTCGGCGGGGCAGAGGCGCACGCGACTCAGTCCCGATCGGACCAAGTAGCGTGTCGCATCCATCGTGTGGTCGAGTGCTTTCACCACCCGGCCTAGTTTATCGCGTCGGTACAACCGATATTCCCCGAACCACGCGACGCAGCTCGTGAACACCTTTAGTTTACCCGCAGAGAGGCGGTCATACACGTCTTGGATGCCGGTTTCGATCGTCTTGTCGGGCAAATCGACGTTCACGCCGTACTGCCGATATTTCGACAGGAAGCTCGTGCGGTCGGCGTCAATCACGCCGGAGGCATCGCCGACGCCGTGAATCCACTTGCCGCGGGCGGCCAAGGCGTCGACATGGATGGCGATTTCCGCGGCGGCCCGGGTGTACACGGAATAGAGATACAGCGTGTTGGAGTCGCGGTCGAGCGCGCCCCAGACGATCGCGGTGGTGCCGCCGAGGGCGCAGTCCAAGCCGAACGCGCGCGGCCAGTGCGTGGGGATCGCGAAGTCCGCCACGCGGATGTCGGATTCGGGAAAGGGATAAATGGCGCCCGATCCGAGCTGCGGAATGCCTTTCGACCGCGCATCTTTTTGGAACGCGGGAATCGACGCCCAGAGATCCGCTTTGGCCTCGGCCGTGAGATGCGGTGCGTCGTCCCAGGTCGCCCCAATCACGAAGCGGCTCATCGCGTTCCTATGCGCATTTAGATGCTTTCCGCCCCCGCTAGATCGCGTGGTCGCCGCGGTCCGGCCAAAACACGTGCATCGCCGGCTGCAACGCCCCCTGCGCATCGGGCATCGACGCACTCGTGAGGTAACTTTGCAGGAACGGCGTCAGGCCCAGTAACGGCGTAAACGTCGCCAGAATCAGCCCATTGCTCGTCATCGTCCGAATCACGCATTCGGTGTACACCGCTTCCGGCGGCTCTTCATCGAGCCAGATGGCGTCTTGGACGGTACCCATGAACGCGACCTCGCCCTGGTCGTAACTTTTGAATTCCAGGCAGGACATCCCGCCGCTGATGTGCCGAATCAGGGCCTGGTCGAGACAGAGCGACACGCCCCCGCTCTTCCGGCTCGTCCGATCGACGCATTCGGCCGGGATCATGCCCGACCAGTCCCCGCCGGCCACGCCCTCGGTCGGGCCCATCAACGCGACCTGCACAATGTCGCGGGTCGTGAGCATCGTTTGCCCCGCCGCCCACCCCTTGATCGGCCCGCCAAACCGTCGGCCGCTCCACCACGCCGGATACAACCCCGTCAGATGACAGGTGAGCTCATACGCCGCCGTCTCGGTCCCGCCCACCCGGTTCGCCTTCAGGAACACCCGCTCTCGATGCGTCGCGCCGGCCGCCATGAACGCCGTGTGCTTCACATACAACGCCCGCCGCAACGGCCCCGTCTCCGGAAAATACTGCCGAAATTTCGACGTCCGCCGCGACTGCAGCTTCGCCAACCCCTCCCGCAACTCCTCCCCCGGCGTCGTCGCCTCACTCCCCCGCATCAATTCGTCTCCCGCGCCTCGAGTAACGCCCGCACCTTCGCCCGCGTCCCCGCATCCACGTCCATCGCCAACGCCAAAATCCGCATCTGCAACTGCTCGTCTGACTCAAACACCCGCTCCTGCACATTCACATGCTCGACCGTCGACCGCAACAGCCGCAGATGGTTCGCCAATAACTCCAACGCCTTCGGCTTGTCCCATAACTTCACCTTCGCCACGTGCTCCACTTCCCCTTGCCCCACCTCCCGCGTGATGAACTCCACACTCGACACCGCAGACGCCATCTGGTCCGTCCACTCCCGCGGATGCACTAACCGCCCCTCCTCATCGAAAATCTCCCGAATGTCCGCCATCGCCAGCCGCACTAACTCCCCCACCACCTGCTCCGCCTTCACCTGGACCGTCGCCTCAATCGCCACGCACGCCCGACTCACCGCCCGCTTCACCCCCGGATGCCGCAGTAACTCATACGCCTTCGTCCCCAGCGTCCCAGGAATCCCCTGATACCCCGCACGCCGACACGCCGCCGACCCGTCAAAATCCTTCGCATATTCCTTCGCAAATCGCCGCTGCCGCCACGTTAACCCGTCCGCCCCCACCGCCGACGGCGCCTCCTCATGCCCCTCCACCGCACCCGCCACCGCCACCGCCGTCTCGTCCTGCTCCGTCATAACTCGTCCTCCGGATACCTCACGAACACCGGCGTCCGATCGCCCACCCAGGCCCCCACCGTGTTGAACTCCACATACTCCACCGCCTCCTCCTCACTCATCCCCTGCTCCACCAGCACCCGCACACACCCCGCATAGCGATACACCGCGCACACCGGCCGCCCAGGTTGGTAACACGTCACCCCCACTAACGCCTCATCCAACCCGTCACACACCACAATCTCCTCCTCCGTCTCGTCCGCCAACTCGTCGATCCACGCCCGTACCCGACCCGTCGCTCGCGCCCGTCCCCGACCCGTCGCCGCTCGCGCCCGTCCACCCATCACGCCCACCCCCTCAGAAAAACAACCCGCCTCTCAACACCCGCCTGGCCCACGCTCACACCCCACCGCACCCACCCTCACGCGCCCGACCACGCTCAGGCCCCACCAGTCCCTCCCGCGCCGGCCGCCGCTCGAAAACACCCACCCCCACCCCTAAAACCCTATCCCTTTTTGCGGATGGGGGGAGTAGGGGGGGGCCACCCGGCGGCCCCGGCGGTTCGACCGGTGGCCTCGGCCACGGCCTGTTCGGCCGGAAGATGGGGCTGGATCACGCCGGTGGATTTGGCTCGGTTGCCGAGTGGAGTGGATGCGGTGTACCCACAACGTCGTCCCTGTGGATCAAGGAAGACAGCCGCTGTCAAAGACGGATCGGCAGACAGGATGACATCGGCGGCGTGTCGGGCCTCGGTCAGGCCAGCATAACGGCTGTCGTACTGCCAGCGCAGCCCAGTGGGGGTCCGGCGCATCCGCTGGCGACTGGCCGCTGCTGGGCCGAGGCGATGCCGGGTCGTCCAGACCTCCACCTGCACCGGAGCCAGTACCTCACCCGCGACAATCGCCCTCATGATCCGGCTCGTCGGATCGTGCGCGTGGATCACCGCCAGACCCCGGAGGCAATTGCGGCGGCTGCTGGCGCTCTTCCGGGGCGTGACTGCCCCACCAAGGACCACAGCCGCAGCATGACGCTCAGCCGCGGTACCGCAGCCGGGGTCCCTGAGCAGTCTCGCGGCGGCACTCGCCGACAGCCTGGCATCGGCAGCAGCGGCAGCACGAGCGGCAGCGTCCAGCGGCATGAGACTCACGGTATCAGCAGTCCAGTCGAGGGGGTAGTCACCAGAGGCAGCGGTCCTACCCGCGTCTGGCCGTATCGCTGGGCTGGGGTTTGGTCGGGCGCTGGGCTGGGCGGGAAGACTCACGGCAGGGTGGGCGAGGGTTGGACCCGGCCCCCAGCTGGACGCGCTGAGGACCGGGTTGGACGGGGCGGCTCTTTATCGGACGAGGCAGAGGTAGGCGCTCATTTTCGGGTCATGGTCGATTCTCCCTGTTCCGTGAGCGGTGTGTGTTCGCCGGACTGGCACATCACATCGTCCCGGCGCTGGTCGTAGATGAGGGCCACGAGAGCAATCGCGCTGATC